GACTATTTCGTACTCGAAGGTTTATGTTATGAAGTAGGATTACCTACCTAAAGTAATACTAACTCGTATCGCTACTAAATGTTAATTAGGCACATATAAAAAAGTCCTTTGAGGTTAACCTACAACAGTATAGGGACAGCTATATTATCGAAATCGCCCATTATGGTACCTAGATATAGAAAAAATCCCGCAGGAAAAAAATGTCTCAGAAGTTGAAAAGAAAATACGAAGCTGAGTACGCTCAGTTCATCGGTAAGGAGTGGAGTAAGACCAAGGGTGGTGGTTGCTTCACTCTTTTGTTTGATATGGGAAAGGAGATAGGATATCACACCTGTAAGGAAGACTATTCATTCACCGCCAAGGAGTTCCTTAGAGATCTCTGGGAAGCCGAGGATTGGACTGCGATTAAAACGTCGAGTATGGGTGAGGTATTTGATATCAGTGATCTACAAAAGTACGACATACTGGTGATGAGGGTGGAGAAAAGACTTAATCACTGTGCTGTGTACTTGGGAGAAGGGTTTATATTACATCACAAAGCGTTCTCGAAGTCTAACATAGAAGCAGTAGAAACCTATATACCTTCGACACTGTACGTTATACGAAAGAATGCATAGATTCACAACAACTATTGAAGAAGATGATGATACAGGGGAACTGTTTGTTAAACTACCAGAGTCTTTATTATCTGCTGCTGACTTAAATATCGGAGATGTGGTAGAATATAGTGTAGAAAATGAAACTATTATCTTAACTAAAGATCAATGAAAAACTCTTTTGCTGATTTAACTGCAAGTGAATTGGAAATGTGTTATGATGCAGTTAGGTATTATCAAATGAATCATATAGGTCCTTTTAAACACGGACCTTATGAAACTGCTAATTCTATCTTAGCCAAACTACATTATGTAAAGACCCCCTATGACAGATCACAAGCAGTCGGAACAGCAGACTGAGTGGACAATTACTCTCACTAAAGAAGAACGTCAGCTCATATGCAACTCAGGCGGTTGGTGTTTGTTATACAAGGCTGAAGTCTGTGGTGGCAAACCCCTTGAGAACGTTCAGAAGACGTGGAGATCAATCCGTGCTAAACTAGAAGCTCCTGAGAAGGGATTCATAGAGTAGTAAACCCCTCTGAAACCTTACCCCCGCGAGCGTCGTAACTAACTATGAGCTTTGACTTTGATATTGAAGATGAATACTTAGATGCTAAGTCTCTTTGCATACTGCAAGAAGAGATGACTAGCGATAGGTTCAACTGGAATCTATCTACTAAGGTGGAGGATCGTGCTCTTGATATGCTATTTCCGAACGTAGGACTTTGGAATTGGCAACTATGTAATGTAATGTATTCTAATGGACGACCTCTAACTGATGAGTATGACCTTGTACTGCCCTTAATTAATAGGATCTCACCGCGTGCGTTAATACGAGTAAAGGCGAACCTAGTCCCTATAACTGAGTCTAGGAGAGAGTACGAGTTTCATACGGATTTACATCCAGAAGGGTATGAGGGTGCAAAGACCTCGATCTTCTATGTAAATACTAATAATGGTTTTACTTCCATACGAGATGAGATAACTGGTTTTCAAAGAGATGTTGAGTCTAAAGAGAACAGGTTACTTAGTTTTCCACAGGAAGTAATGCATAGGGGTACCTCTTGTACTAATGCCTCAAATCGTATTGTTATCAACCTTAACTATTTTTAAATGATCGGATCCGAAATGTATGCTATCAGAGACTTGCTTCTCTCTTGCACACCTGTGTATACCCTACCAGGTACGTGGACTAAGTGTAATGCTATAATTCCACACTATAATGCTAATCCTAATGCAACGTTTGCTATTTCTATTCTAGTGATCCTTATTCTGGGTACTGGTTATGGTCTATATAAAGCGTTCTTTGATAACAAGGAGTTAGCAGATCCTTGGGATGATCACGATGATTGATTATGAGAATGTTAATTGAACCGTTCGGACCTAAGATACTCAGGTCTTTTCTACCTGAGAAATACAGACAAGCTTTGTTAGCAGATGCATTTAATATGGACGATGATGCATCTCCTATCCTTGCAGGTCAAGTTAATGAGCAGTTATACTTCTATCCCGAAGAAGGGATAATGACTCCTTTTAACTATGCAGTGCACGAGTATCTGGGAGAACAAAGATTACATACTATCGAACCCTTATGGGTAAACTTTGCAGTAGCAGGTGATTGGCAACCTGTACACAACCACGATGGTGACTTAAGTATGGTTGCATTCCTAGATGTGCCAAAAGGTATTTACGAAGAGACTGAGATAGCAGGTTCCTTGTTCTTTCAGTATGGAGAGAGGATACAACATAATAAGAATACTTACGGACCTATTAAACCCCAAGTAGGAGAGTTCTTTATCTTTCCTAGTTGGTTAAACCATTATGTGTATCCTTTTGTCTCGTCGGGACAGAGGATCTCACTCTCAGGAAACATTTACACTTAACTATGGAACTTTTTATTATCTTTGGAGGTGCTTATGCACTCTACACAGTTGGTATGGCAATCGCTACTGAACTAGACTATCGTGCTGCTAATAAAAAATGAGCGACATACCTGAGTTTGAAAACTATCAAGACGAACTAGAATGGAGATTCGTAAAGATTGCGGAATCTATTAAGTCTCTTGCTATTAAGATAAAGACTGTAGAAGGATTCTTTGGAAGAGGATCTTCAATGATCCAGTATAAGATACCTGGTAACGATGACTACAGTGATCTTGCTAGTGTGTTTGACGATCTGTATGACCGTCTAAATAAGATTGAAGAAGACATTGCTATAAATGGGAGCTTACCTGATCGAAACAGGTCGGAGTTATCAGAACCCGATTGATTCACACGATTATAATCGTACCTATACTGCTGCGGATTCACCTCATATTGGTAATCTTGTAACGTCAGGTTCTGATGGAGAGATGTCAGTTGATAAGAATGCGACAGGCGGTACATATACAATTACAACTGGTGGTGGTGCTGGTTCTTATCAGTTTGGTAAGGATGAGGTCTATTATATTGGTACACAACAAACAACACGAATAGAATACGCATACGCAGAAAGAAGAGAGATATATCGTTGGTATTCTGGTAGGAGAAACGATCATCTATACTATGATCAAGTGGATTTGGATGATAGTTTACCTATGAATCCAAAAAGATATAATAAAGAACCACGTAACGGAAGAGAAGTCTTCCTATTGTCAAAAGATAGTCATACTGGTAACACTCAGGTATATTTGCATTATGATGCAGCAAACTTTAATTCATATCTATCAACCAGTAGTACAGGTGCACTAAGATCATTAGGTTATATTTGGTCATCACAGGCTGCTGCTGACACTGCACAGATTGTACATCCCTCTGAAGACCTACTACCTCTATACCACTATCGTAGAGCTAACCCTGTTGACGACCTCTATACTACAGATCCTACTAAAGAGACGAACATACAGACAGATGTGTCAGGTGTTCCCAACTCCCCTAATCCAGGAAATCAAGAATATCAGTATCAAGGTATATACGGATACGTGTTCTCACGTACTGCTCCACGCTATAGAAATCAATATGTTGACGTAGGTAAACCAATAAACACTGGTGAAGTGAACAGATCTAACTGGTATAGTTGGTCAGGAGGGTATAATGAGGACGCATATAACAATTCTTCGCCTCCTGCAAGCACTTTAGGTTGGGGAAATCCAGATAATGCTGAAATAAACGACTCAAAAGCGAATTTTGAGTGGTTTTATGGCAAAAATGGAGCTGTAAAGGCGTGTTTACCCAAATTTTTGGGTTTTCACGATGCTTTTGAGGGTCAATTCGTCTATTATCTGTATGATACGACATTTCCGTTCTCAGGACCGATATATGGTATTAATTTAATTACAACTGATGCTCCTTGTAACCCATCAACTGCTGATTGCCCTCACGATCCACATACATTATACCATTCTTACTACTATGAGATGCGTCAAGACGCTTGGGAGACCAAAAAGACGCATATTTCAGTAGATACACCAGGTCAAGATGGTTTATCCGAATCATTTTGGGCTGTGGGTACTGATGATCAGATGGTATTCTTTAGATACACTACAGAGACTGGTTTCTTCGTACCTGGTGAACAAGTAAATGGGTGGTTAATACAGTCAGTGCGTTACTTTGGTGATGAACTGCGTTGTGGTTTTATGAGATTGCAGACTATAGCAGGTGCAAAAGGTAATGTATTCACTTATCAACAAACATTTACCTCTACAAACAGTGGAACTGCTTCAATATTGGCAGGTTACGGTATTCCTGATAAAGCAGCATTCTTCGGTGTGTATGAATTTCCTAAGAAATTGTCCTATTATAAAGCAGAAATCGATAATGATGCACTAATACCACAAAGAAACTTCGATGAAGCAATTTTACAAGCGTATGTAAGTGAAAAAGGGGAGATTGAAGAGATAGAAATTATCAATGCAGGTAAAGATTACAAAGATCCTGACATTATTATCTCTATTCCAGACATTAGAAGAGTGGAAGGGTTCACTGATACTGCTACAAACATCCCAGAAATGTTTGTTGATGGTATTTCTGGTGAACCTCAGCTCAATTTTCAGACTACAGAAGACTTTGAGCAATCAAATAAGGCAGGTAGGGAGACAGTTACACATCTTGAAAAGCAAAAATGGGAGACAGATGCAGGTTATACTAAAAGTGTAAAGCAAGCAAAGGCATCTATCATATTAAATGAAGAAGGATGTATCAAAAGTGTAACCATATTGGAACCTGGTGCGGGTTATCAACCAGGTGAAGAGGTTGGTGTGCGTGTTGTAGAGCGTGATAAAGAGACTAGAGAAGACACATTCGTTGGAGAAGACACCAAAAATGTCCAAGCGGAGTTAGATAATTCATTTGATAGTGACGATACACCGAAGGAAGTAAGAGATGCATTAAAAGATCCAATGCGTATTATGAAGGAAGGATTATCTTCCATTGATACAACTATATCAACAGACTATGTAACTGGGTATATTGGTGTAGCAGATCTTGAAAAAGATGAAAAAACTAAGTTCTGTGACAAGATTCCTTCAGAGTGCTTATCACCTGACCTAGGAAAGAACTGGTATAGACTTGGAAATATCATAAATCCAGACACATATGTCGGAGGAATCGCTTCTTCACCAAATTCCACTCCAATAGCAAATGAATTGACTAAGTTTTTAAGTCCATCTGTAAGTAATAATGTTGCACATTCAAACTATTTGGAAGAAAAGACCTCAAATGGTCTGCCAGGTATGTTTGGTGGTGCTTGTTTAGAGACATTCCAAGCAAAACTATACGGAGTGAAAAGATTTTTTGATGTACCTTGCCCTATGACTGGATATGATCAATACGGAAAGTACAAAACTTTTGGATTTATCCCATACAAGTATTGCGGAAGTAAACAAGAAAGTGCACAGGTACGTGTTTCTATTAGTGTAGAGGGTGATGTATCTAAAAAAGGAGAGACAGTTAATCAAGCGTTCCTTGATTGGTTGGAATCTCTACCTAAACCTACACTGACTAGACCAAGACCTGTTATGGATGGTAATACTGATAAAACAACCAAGTCACACGCTTGTAATCGTGGTGGTGATGTGAATGGTCGTTGCTTTGCTACAGGTAATGGTACATATAGTTTTGTTCCTGAAGCAGGTGATGAGAATACATTTGACTTTGTAGGAACAGAACTAGAGAAGTTAGCTACGTGGGTAGGTCCTGGCAACTATAACAGTTACGGAACTGGTACAGTGGAGATTACAGACACGATGTTAACGCCACCTAATGACACGTATTCGCACACCTATAACACAATACAATTTGCTACGTGTACAAATGGCAAGTTTCCTAATCCGTGCTGGCACAATTTCATTGCTGATGGCGTACTTGATGTTTATAGTGGATATGATGAGAACGGTAATGGGCTTGCATCTGATAACATATGCACAGGACAACCTTTCTCAGACCCATCTACGTGGGTGCAGAGTAGTGTCTTAAACTCATATGGTGAATGTGCTGCATTGCAGAACATTGTGCACTCTACTGTGGCATTTGACACAGGTAAAACTAACGAAGATAATCCATACATAGAACTAGGACCGATAAACGGTAATATGCACTGGGTCAACTACCTTCCTGGTGCAACACATCTATTAACCCAATCATTAAAGAGATATGGTAATCCGTATTTCGACGAATGCGATATAATTGAACCTGAACAATAATGGCATTAGGAGTCTTAAAACCAGTTGCGAATCATAATGGGTTACCTGACACAGGTCACGGTATACCTATTCCTTCGACTATTCATAGTACACAACCTTGTAATAGTCCTCCTATTGAATTACCAATTATTGTTAAGGACAAAACTTGTTTATGGCCACCAACACCATTGGTTCCATTAACTGCTCTCAATCCAATGCGAGCAACAGTATTGGTAAATGGTTTGCCAATTATGATTAACTCTGATACTTTTACCACACACAGAAGTATCACAACCAATATTATTAACTATGTGTGCCCTTGTGGTAAGGCAATGTGCATTATACCGACTCCTATTAACTGTAGTTTGCTTACTATGGAAGATATGAAGGGAATTGGACACGGAAGAACACTATGGGCAACTACATTTACTGTATTTGCGTTCAAAATTCCTATTGGTCGTCTTACAGACCCATTAGGATTCGGTGTAACTGGTAAATCTTGGCCGTGTTCGTCTGCTATTGCCTTTGGAAGTCCAAATGTATTGGCAGGTTGATCTAAATATGCTACAATCCTACTAGATCATTATTTTTTATGGCAGTCTATTCGAATACAAACCTATTGAAGGAACCTAACCCTAAAAAAACACGTCAAGGGATGGGAAAACATAGCAAATTAAGTGCAACTTCACGTAATCAAAAGCGTAAGAGGTATCGAGGGCAAGGAAAGTGACTAAATAGACATATAATGTCAATATTAACGCTTAATGGCGTATCGGTTTAACGCAGAAAGAAATTTATCACGTCAATTCCGTGACCTCAGTATAGGGATGAAAGCAAACCCCAATACTGAGGATTTTTCTATTGTAAAGAATCAGAATGCTATTAAGCAAGCGATGAAAAACCTTATCCTGACAGGATTTGGTGAGAGACCATTTCAACCAACTAAAGGATCTCGTTTACGTCAGATGCTTTTTGAACCTTTTGATGTGTTTATGTCAGAAGAACTTAAAGAAGAGATGTTTAACGTATTAAAGACTTTTGAACCTCGCATCGTGGTTAATGAAATAAGAATGATACCTGGTGAACCAAATGAACTAGAAGTGGAAGTTGATTACACCATTGTAGGAGAGACCCTCATACAAACTGTTGATTTCTTATTGGAGAAAGTATAATGGCAGCAATTCCATCCAATTTAACCTCGTTAGATTTTACAGAGATCAGAGAATCTATTCGATCATATCTAAGAACAAGAGATGAGTTCACAGATTATGATTTTGACGGTTCTGCTGCATCATATCTTTTAGATGTTTTATCATATAACACTTATTATGCTTCATTCACCGCTAATATGGCGATGAACGAGGCTTTTCTCGAATCTGCGACTATTAGAGATAACGTTGTTAAAATTGCAAAACAATTAAACTATACACCACGTTCTGTAAAAGCACCAAAAGGATGTGTGCGATTTGCAGTACAAACTACTGTAATTGGTAATAGCACAGACTATCCTAGTAGTGTAACTATGATTGCAGGTGATGTATTTGTTTCTACAACTGCTGGACAGGGATATACATTCACATTGCCAGAGAATTTAGTTGCTACTGTTGATCAAGCAACTGGAATCGCAACATTTACACAAGTTGTGATCTATCAAGGTAATACATTAGAGTATGAGTACGTTGTAGAGGACGTTAAGAAGAGAACATATCTAGTTCCATCAGATGCTATTGATACTGACCTATTAAAGGTCTCTATTGCACCTAACGCACAGTCTGAAGAGATTGACACATATAACTTAGTAGAAAATATTGTTGATGTTGATGGAACTACTCGTGGTTACTTCCTTGAAGAGACTGATGACCAAAGATACAACGTAGTTTTTGGTGATGGAGTTATCTGTCGTCAGTTAATTGCAGGTGAGGTTATTAAACTTAAGTATGTGAAGACTGAAGGAACTGCTGCTAACGGATGTAAGAGATTTAGCTTCATTGGACGCATTCAAGATTCAACTGGTCGCTTTGTTGCTACATCAAATGTATCATTAGTGACCATTGACGGTGCACAAGACGGTGAGGACTTAGAATCTACCCTATCGATTAAATTCAACGCTCCTAGGGCGTTTAACAGTCAAAACAGGGCAGTTACCGAATCAGACTATGAATACATTACCAAAAAAGTCTATCCTCAAGCAAAAGCAGTAACTGCTTACGGTGGAGAACGCTTACAACCTCCTGTTTATGGAAAGGTATACATTTCAATTAGGACTAAATCAGGTGCTTTACTTAATACCACAACTAAAAAAAGAATCAGGACAGATTTACAAAAATATTCCATCGCTGCGATTGAACCAGTTATCGTTGACCCAATTACCCTCTTTATCAGACCTAAAACTTGGGCATTCTTTGACGGTAATAAGACTACACTATCAAATAATGAAATTGCGTCTAAAGTTCTTGGAGCTATCGATCAGTACAATTCTCAAGCAGAATCAACTCGATTTAATGGTCGTATTGATATCTCTGCTTACCAAACGATGATCGATTCATCAGATCCTGCAATTAGTGGTAATGTCACTCATATGACATTGGGTATGAACGTTGCTGGATTTAACTTTGGTCAAACATTTACTCAATGTATTGACTTTGGTAATGAAATCGCTAACCCTAACGATCTTTCAGGAGCAGACAAAGGGGGAAGTGGTACTGGCACAGATAACGGAGGTACTTGCACACCTAAGTATTCAAGTGTTAAGAGTGGTACATTCTATGCAACTGGTTATACCGAGAGTCTTCTCGCATTAACTGGAAGCACAAATGGCAATCAGATATCTTCTGCTTCTCTAATAGAGAATGACACTTCTGCATTCCTTCCAGTGAATATTCGTGATGATGGTTACGGAACTCTAATTTTGGTTACAAAGGTTGACGAAACAGAGACTGTACTGAAAAAGAATGTAGGAACTGTAGATTATAAGAATGGACAGGTATGTTTAGGACCTATCGATGTAGCAAGTACACCTGATGGAACTAATAGAATCCCTGTTACCGTGATACCTGCATCTAGTAACATAGACGTAGGTCCTGGCTTAGATCCAGCAATCTTTAACCCAACTGTTCAGTCGATTGATTACACGATTGATACAACAAATGCTAAAACATTTGACCCATTTGACTTTACTCCTATCAACTTCGATGGTAGTTCTATAAATATCATTGATTATCCAACCACTGTATACGAAGTACCAGAATTTAATTCTTGCTTCTAGTCTCTAAAAACATAAGATGAAGGCTATTACAATATCAGATAGGTTGCAGGATCAAATTCCTGCATTCATTAAAGAAGATAACGACCAGTTTGTCAATCTTTTAACGCAATATTATAAATCTCAAGAGAAATCGGGTCGTCCGTACGATGTTTTAAGTAACATACTGAGATATACAGATATTGGTTCGGGAGAATTTGACCCAAATTTCCTTTCTTCTACCTCTGCTGTACTAGAAAGAGTAGATCCGACACAAAAAACTATAATTGCAGAAAACGTAAATTACTTCCTCGAAAATGATGGTACAATTAAGATCGATGAAGAAGTCATTTACTATGACAAAATTACACACTCTCCTGACATTGTTTTCACGCCTGGTGTTGACAAAGCCGAATTCGATAGAAAAATCCAAGAATTCGAACCAATTTCTGATCAATTTGATGGTTCAACAACGCTATTTCCTTTAAGGTTACTTGGAAAACCTGTAACTCCTCAAAGTTCACAACATCTTCTTGTTATTGTAAATAACGAGTTTAAATATCCAGATGTAGACTATTTCCTTGAAGGAGATAAGATACGTCTTGTAAACCCCCCAGAAACCCCTACAGGACTGCTTACAGGTGCTATCAATACAGTTCGTTACCTAATTGGTTACACAAGCATTCCTGTACGTTCTCTGGACACCATTACTGTTGCTAATGATGCTAAAGAATTTGAATTAAAGTTAGACGGATCAAGTTATACTCCATTATCTACTGTATCTTCTATAGTTGTTGTTAATAGAGTAGAAAAACGTCCATATGAAGATTTTACAATATTTGAAAATAAATTAATCTTTAAAGAGGATATTGGTGAAAATTCTGTTATCGCTATTCGTTCAATTGAACTTATTGCACCTGAATTTGGTGGTGGTGCGAGTGCAGTTGCTCAAATTGAAGATGAGAAGTTAAAATCAGTTATTGTTAAGGAAGGTGGTAGTGGATATCGTTTAAGTTTCGCTCCTAAGATTAGTGTTGCGTCAACTAAGGGTACTGGGTTTGGTGCTACTGCTGAAGCACTTGTTAATGGTATTAAAGAGACTCAATTACTATTTGCAGGACAAGGTTACGCTTCAAACAATACTCCAGTTGTTATTGTTGACTCACCTGCTGACCCTGAAGGTAAAACTGCTCAAATCCGTGCAGTTGTTGATGATTCCATCGAAGGGGTCTCACAACTCATTGTAGACAGTTCAGGAAGTGGTTACGATAGGATCCCATCGATCAAATTCCAGAATCCTGGTGGTGCAACCATTAGTAACCCAACGTTAACTAACGGTGTGATCGATCCTGATTCAATTACTGTCACAGATGATGGTTCAGGATATACTACTGCACCTCTTGTGTATTTGGATCTTCCAACAGGTGACAATGCCATAAGAGCTAACGTTGTTGCAACAATTGATGCATTCGGGCGTGTTAATGGCATTACAGTCGTTTCAGGAGGACAAGGTTACACCAGTGTTCCTAGAGCACGTATTATTGATCCTGTAGGTGCACAAATACTTGATGTCAATGTAACTGCGGGTAGAGTTACTAATATTGAACTATTAACTGGTGGTGCAGGTTACACAGACGCTCCATCGGTGTATATCGTTGATAATAGGAAGGATATTACTGGTGCACCAGCTGGTGGTACTGGAGCAACTGCTGTTGCAACCATATTCAACGGAGAGATTACTGATATCAATATAACCAGTTTTGGAAGTGGATACTCAGAAACAGAACCTCCTCAAGTTTTTATTGCTGCTCCACCTGCACCTGAAGCGTCTTGTGACGTTGGTTTTGGTGAAATTACTGGATTTACGATCCATAGTGCAGGTTCTGGATATCAACCATCTGCATTTGTTAACTGTAAGCGTGGTGTTTCTAGCACATCTTCATTTGATCAGAAAGGAAACCAAGTATACAGTACAGAAGCATCTACAATTCAATCTTCACACGAGATTGGAGGAGTCATTCACAACCTAGATACACTCTTTGCTAAGGAATTATACAGAAGGTACGTAAATCAATATCTACCAAATGCGGAAATTGACTATGAAAAAGTAAATGCTCCGCAGATCATTAAAACTATTTCGGATTTTTACGCATCTAAGGGTACAAAGATCTCAACACAGTACCTATTCAAGATGCTGTTCTCTGAGAATGTGGATGTATCTTATCCAAAAGATGAGGTTATTAAACCATCTGCTGCATCTTGGAACGTAGATACAGTCCTCCGTGCTGAACTTATAGAAGGTGATCCTATTGATTTACTTGATTCACAGTTAATTCAGTATGTGGATGACGTAGATAACTCTGTTAAGGGTGCATCTGCACTGATTGAGAACGTTATTGCTATCAATACTGGTGTAGGAACTGTATATGAACTTGCTATATCTGAGGAAACACTACAGGGTTCATTCACTATACCCTACAAAACAACTCTTGTAGAATCACTTAACACTACAGAATCAATCATTACTGTTGACTCTACGATTGGTTGGCCAGAAAGAAACGGAACTATCCGTATTAATGATACTGAGCAAGTACAATATAAGGAAAAGACACTTAACCAGTTCATTGAGTGTACACGTTCTAAGAATGGTGTTGTTGAAGATTGGGATGCGGGAACTGTAATTCACTCTGATATATTTGTATATTGCAATCGTGGAACCAATACTGAGATTAAATTGCGTGTTTTAGGTATTGCTGATGCAAAATCCACCGTATTGACTGATACTGGTTCGTACTACTTACCTGGTGATAAATTAAACGTTGCATCTCTAGGTTCTACTGCTACAGATCAGCGTATCACTTCTTGGTTGTATAACGTTAAGAAACTGATAAACGTTACTGATATTGTACCTGGCGGACTTAATAACCAGACTGCAACCGTAACTTGCTCTAATAAGCACGGTCTTCTTGTTGGTGACACTGTTACCATCTACGGTGCAAACCCAACTGTGTTCAACGGTACGTTCCTAGTTACTTCACGTATTAGTGATTTCCTCTTTGAATACAATATACCTGCACCAGCAGATGCTGCTCCACAAGGTAATATCCTCCTATCTGTTGACTTGAATAAAGGTAAGTCTACAGAAGAAGGTATCAGCATTGCAATTAGAGACTTTACTACAAACGTACAAAATACATTCTTTGACGATACACACTCATACATCGCTTCTTCAGGTATACCGAACTATCAGGTAGGTCCTTTCGTAGGTTCTGCACTGTTACCAGGTAACCAACGTAAACTTATACGTATACCACGTGTCATCAATACAATAAGTAAACGTGAACAAACAAGTTTCGGTCCTATCGGAGCCTGGGTGAACGGAGTTTCTGCCTGGTCATACAAGTCTGAAACAAAAATTAAGTACGGTGGTGTTATAGACATCTCCATAACAAACGTTGGACAGGGATATGATGCAGCGAATCCTCCTGTTATTGAGATTAGTGGAGGAAATGGTACAGGTGCTGCTGCTAGTGTTGTTGTAAACGGAGCGTTAAGTGAGATTGAAGTTACTTCTGGTGGTACTGGTTATACTTCTAGTCCTCTTGTTTCTATCGTGGGTGGTAACGGATTCGGTGCAACTGCTACTGCTGTTATTACAAACGGTGTAGTTTCTAAGATCTTAGTAGAAAACCCAGGTCAAGGATATACATCTCAACCTGATGTGTCTATTTCAGGTGGTGAAGGAACAGGTGCAACTGCTACTGCTGAAGTTCGCGGACCTATTCAGTCTGTAAGTATTGACAATGCAGGTTCATCTTATACCGCATCTCCTACTATTAAACTAAATTCAGGTGAAGGTGCTGTTGCACAATCAATCATTATTAATGGTCGTATCGTTTCAATCGCTATTATTGCAGCAGGTCGTGCATATACTACTGCACCAGAGATTGTAATCAATGGAGATGGTTATGGTGCTGTGGCAAGAGCTACAATTGGTACAGTTGGTGAAGATAGAGGTAAGGTTATTGGTGTTACAGTTGTAAATAGAGGTATAGGATATACAACAGGTAACACAACGATCCGATTGGAAGCAGTCGGTGAGATGGCGACATTCACTGCAAACGTTTTTGAGTGGACACGTAACCTACAAGATGAATTAGGACAATCCTTTGATACAGCACGCGGTTATGTGTTTGCAGGTTACAACACTCAGTATGGTGGTGAATATGCTCACGTATCTGATCCAAAACAGCTCCGTTACGTCTTAGGCGATAATGTCTTCAAAAACCAATCGACTCAACAATTACAAGAACTTGCTACTGGGTGGTTACATTCTCCGATTCTTGGATGGGCATTCGATGGTAACCCCATTTATGGTCCTTATGGTTACATTGATGCTACCGACCAGTCTTCTGGTGTACGTCGTATTAGAAGCTCTTATAAGATTAAGGATGTCTTAATCTATGACGCTGCAACTAACCCAACTCCAGTAAGAGCAGACGGACCTCTACTAAGCAACTATTCAGCTGGATCATTTATTGAAGATTATGAATATACTTTCCAATATGGTGACTTAGATCAATATAACGGGCGTTTTTGTAAGACTCCTGAATTCCCTGAAGGCATATATGCGTACTTTGTGTCTATCGATGCATCAGATGCAGGTAATCCTATATTCCCATACATATGCGGTTCTCAACTTTATTCTAAAGCAGATGAGTGGAACTACAGTCAGAATGCTGTTCAAACAAATATTCCATTAGGTGTTGTTAGATTTAGAGATCCATATGAAGATGTTGACATCGATATTGATCGTCAACCAAACCAAGATACTGATATTCTTGTAACTGAATTTGGTGAGGAACTTATCTTTGAAATTGAAGATACAAACCGTGATGGTGTTATCAATAATTTAGAAGATAGTACACCTATTAATATTGCAGAAGAACCTGTACTTCAGTTATTCGATTACTATCCTAAAGTTTCTACTAGATCAGAAGTTGATATTGACATTGAAACTACGACTAAATTTGAGGATGCTCAAGTTGATGGATTTGTGGTAGAGAATCCTGGTATTTCTTATAAAGTAAACGATAAACTATACTTTGATAATACAGATACAGAAGGATTTGGTGCTTCTGCTAAAGTTGACTCAGTTAAAGGTCTTTCAATATCTGGTTATTCTTCATATATGGCGAATGATATACCTTATGGTCGTATCACTACTCCTTCAGAACACGAATTGCGTATTGGTGATGAAGTTATCGTTACCAGTAATCCTATATTAGATTCTACAAATAAAACTTATAGAGTTAAAGTTATATCTGGTGTTGAAGAATTAACAATTACACAGAATGGTGTTGGTTATTCTTCTGAACTACCTCCAACCTATGAGTTGATTACTGACACAGGACAAGATTTCCAACTTTCTCTGGTTAGAACTGATGCAGGTGGTGTTTCACAAGCAAATATTATCAACTCTGGTTCTGGATACAGTGCTTCTAATCCTCCACAGATCAGAGTATCACATCCACAGAGATATAAGAAAGCAACTTACTTCTTATCCTTTATTAAAGAAGCAACTGGTATTCTTTCAGTAAATGACGTTAGAGTCGCTGATGACCGTACTATCTACGTTGTTGGACAAAGAGATATAACTGGTGGTGATACTTGTGGTGTTCTTGCTAAGTTCAACAGTGATGGTCGTTTACTTTGGCAGAGAACCTTAGTTCCTACAGTTCCAAATGCTAATCCCAAGTCACTAAAATGGAATTCACTATATGTCGAAAACAGCAATCCTCATAATATCTACGTTATTGGTGAAACTGTTCCTAATATTACTAACTTAACTCATAACCCAGACGTTATCGTTGCAAAATATACTTCAGGATTTGATAATGCAAACAACCCTGATGGTATTCTTCAGTGGCAACGTGATATTGCAGGTATATCTGGTGCTACAAGAAGGGACTATGCTACTTCTATTGCTCTTGATCAAGATGGAAGAGTAATGATAGGTGGTTATACAGACTCTAACAGTTTGTATGCTGACGATATGTGGGTTGCTTTACTTGATATCGATGGATCTATTATGGAGAAGCGTAAGATCGCTTCTAGTGCAGTCAGTGAAAGATTACATCAGTTAAAGTGGAAGTCTACAGATAGATTCCTTTTTGTTGGTATTAACGAACCAGATAATACCTCTGACATCATTATTGGTGAAACTGTCTATGATAGTGCAACTATTGAATTAGCTTGGTCTAAGAAGATCACTAATGCATCTTACAAGTTTAAGAATCCAACATTTACTATTGATGAATATGGTTCTGTATATGTAACTGCTACTGCTGTTAATACTGATGGTAAGAATTATGGTGTTTTATATGTAAAATTTGACAATGACGTTTATACTTCTACCATACACCAAAAGATCTTTGTACCAAGTGGTACTTATCAGAGTTGTGAGAATGGTGGAGTTAAATTTGATATCTTTGGTAACGTTGATGTATCTTGTTCTGTACAGGAAGATTTCAATGCTGCTAAATCTGTAACTCTAAAGGTAGGTTGGAACACAGGTACCGCTATTAATTCTACAGTTCTATCAGAAACAAGTGGTATTGGTTTCAAACCTGTTGCAGTATCTAATGATAACTCAGGTGATACTATTGTTGTTGGTAATAAAGTTGAATCTGACCAACTTGCAATCTTTAACTGGGATACTGCTGATAACTTATTTGATGAGACATATAATGACACTTTAAAAACTGGTACAAACAAACAGTGGTATGCTACTGGTAACGCTGTAATTGATGACACTAAGAAATTTGCTGGTGCATCTTCTATTAAATTAGATGCTGCTAACTCTCTTGCACTTCAGTATGGATCAGATGTAGCAACCAGTTGGACTATGGAGGGATTCTGGGCACTAGGATCTACTCAGTACGCTGCTGCTAATACAAAACCAATATTCTATACATCTACTGATAATGCAGGTAACGTTGTTAAATTTGGTCTTGATGCTGATCAAAGTAGTCCCAACTACGGTAAATCATTTATAGACATCTCAGGTACAACTACATTCTCTGCTGCATCTGTATACTTTGCTGTACTTAATAATGAAGTATTCATTCACGTAGCAGCAGTTAAAGAACGTGTTGGAGTTGGAGATTACAAATATAGATTCTTTATTAATGGTATTGAAACACAAGTTCTTACAAGTACCACAATTGATGTTAATTTAAAAGATGCTAGTGTGGGTCCTGATGGAACACCTGGTTCAGTCAATAACTGGATTGGTTGGATTGACAACATAGTCATCTCACCGACCGCCAAGTATGTTGAAGCGTTTACTCCCCCTGATACACCGATTCTTGGTTCTAATAGTATCAGTAAAGGTTTCTTATACAAGGTTGACAAAGATAAAACACAGTTAGGATCATTTACTCTTAACGATGTTGAATCAGGACATCAGATAACTCTTGCTTCTACATCTGCATATACATTCAATACTCAAGCAGTAACGCTGAATCCTTGGACAATAGGTCCCGCTGGTATTCAAATCCTTGACTATGGTGATGTAGTAGCACAGCACGTACCTGGTGTATTTACAGTCACATCTACAGATCAGTCTTACGCTAATAAAACTTCTACTATTCCTACACCAGGTGGTAAGAAATTACTTCTTACAACTACTGTTGTACCAAAATACTACTTCAAGGATGCAACATATACACAAATTGACCTTGTTAAGACAATATCATTTAATCAACCAGCTACATTCACTAAAGGTGCTACATTACAACAGTATTCAGTGATTGGTGGTTCTGATGTTATATCTGCGTATGGTCAAATTGTTGAAGTAGGAGCTAGTTCTGTCAAGATTGGTAAGATTATTGGTACATTTGATAACACAAAACTACTAAAATCAACTGTTAATGACATAAATGAACTAGAAAGGAACTTTACAGAAGAAAAAACAGAAACACAATGGGCAACTAACTTCAATTACACTGTTGGAGATGTAGTTTATAACGATAAAAAACTCTATACTGCACAAACAACTGGTGTTTCAAGTACAATTGCACCTGTACATACAACTGGAGTTGTTTCTGATGGTGCTATTAACTGGGCTTATACCTCAGCATCAGGCATATATGTTGTAGATCTTGCAAATACATCTTATAATGGCAGTACATTAGCAACATTTGCTTCTTGGAAAGCATTCTCAGCGTCTGATTACACTATTAAGATTGAAGAAATCTATGATGACTCCAACTTTATTAAAGGAGACACCATTGATGCTGATGCTGTCAACCTACAATTTGCTGTTGATGCTACTGGTAAGATAGCAACCTTCACTGGACTGCTTGGTGTTAAGAAGATATCTTTAATTGCAAAACTTAATAAGGACGTAATTCCTTCTGGATCACTTACAAACACTGATTTAGTATATTGTTCTGCTGCAAGTAGACATAATTTCGAACTTAATGACATTATATTCACTGAAAACTTTGGTACTAATGATTATAATGGTTCATTCTTCGTAGAAGAGATATTTAATTCTAGAGACTTCAGTTTCCGTCTAAGAAGCACTGCTGTACAAGATCCTACCTTTGCTGGAACTGGATCTTCAGTAGCTAACGTCAATATTTACGCTAAACATCCTAAATTCCTCTTTGTTAGAGGTCATCAGTACATTTTTGACCTTGATGATGCTTCTAACTTAGGATATTACTTGTCATTCTCTAAAGATAACCAGTATAAACTGGAATATCCTTTCATTAATATCGTTAGAGAAGGTACACCAGGTTTCACTGATGATGATTCACCAACTCCATTGGTTAAATTTATCATTAACGAAGACGTTACTAATATTTCATACTACTTTGACCCTTCTAGAACAGGTGCAAACTCTCCTGTTGGTGAAGGATCATTCATTGACGTTATAACTTCACCTTATCAAGGTACATTTAGAGTAACTGGTACAAGTAACGGTGGTAAAACATTCGACTTCAGACTATTAAATGAACCAGAAAAAACTACTGGTGCTGTGGGTAATGATGAATTTGGTCTTCCTCGTTCTACTTACTCAACAACATCAATTAAGGCTATCGGACCTATTTCCGCTATTAAACTGGTAAATCCAGGTGGATTCTATCAGAAACTACCAATCGTTACAGATATTGCTTCTAACAGAGAAATTGAAAAGGTTAGAGTTACTAACGGTGGTACTGAATATGTAAATGGTGTCTATTATAATGTTCCTATCTCTGGAGACGGTGAAGGTGCTATGTGTAACATCACAGTTACTGATGACGGTGACTTTACTGGTGTTATAACTGATGTTACTTTAACCTCAGCAGGTAAAGGATATAAAACTGCAACTATTGATGTAGATGCTATACCAGGTATTTTAGGACCTCTACTTGCAGGTTCTGGTGCAGTACTAGATGTTGTGATTCCTGATGAAGGTTCAGGTGCATCTGTATTCTTACAAGGTAAATCAATTGGTAAGATCAAGAAACTTAAGAACAATGAATTTGGTTTCGGTTATTCTCACGACTATACACTAAAACCTGAAATAACTTTCCCTGTAAACCTTCAGTTGTTTAATACCGCTTTACTAGCACAAATCAAGATAACTGACCCAGGTTCTGGTTATACTTCAACACCTGCTGTTGTAATCGAAGGTGGTGGTGGTTCTGGTGCTAGTGCTGAAGCAATAGTTAAGAACAACAGACTTTCCGAGATCATTATTAAAGATCCAGGTGCAGGTTACAGTTCTGAACCAACAGTTACACTTAAATCAGAATTTAACTACGTTGTTAACGTTGATTTAGGATATCTACAGTTCAACTTCCCACACGGTATAACAAACGGAGCAGAAGTAACATTAAGAGCAGAGGATCTTGGATCTACAGTCGGTATTCTACCAAAACCTAGTTCAGCAGGTTTGGTCAGTCTATCTTCTTCCCAGACATACTATGCTATTGCAGGTCAAGCAAATGGTCTTGAATCTGATCAGTTACGTATCTCTCTAACACAGTTAGATGCTGAATCTGGTTCTTACATTACATTCCTAACACAAGGTGAAGGTAGACAGATACTTCTTACTGAGGTATTTGGTGGTCAAGCAACTGCTATCGTTGAAACTTCTAGATTCCTTGCAGGTGAACTTGTTTATCAAGGTACTTCACTTCAACTTGCATCTGCTACAGGTTATGTTTCTACTAACGAAGGTTGGCAGATCGGACCTAGAATCCTTAAACTTGAAAACTATGACGGTGTATGGAATCCTGGTGAAAGAGTAACTGGTGAGGTATCACGTGCTTCTGGTTTGATTGATAACCTTTCTATTGCAAGAGGTACACTTGAAATTGCATCTCTAACCAATACACCAGGTCAGTTTATCGATGACGTTGGTAAACCATCTGAAATTGTTCAGAAGATTCAAGATAGTTACTTCTATCAGAACTTCTCCTATGTTATTAAGTCTCAAACACCTATTAACCAGTGGAGAAAACCTGTACTAGAAACAAACCACCCTGTTGGATTTAACCTATTTGGTGAACTATCAATCACTGGTGGTAAGGATATATCTGGAAGAAAGGTTGTATCTGACCTTATTAAAGAAGTTAATATTAATAGTTTCACTAATATTAATAAAATTACATCATTTGCTAACGCACAACCAATTTATACTCAGTTTAATAACACTGAAGTCTTATTCAGACAGAAGAGACTTACTAACTCTGAGGAAATTCTAACTTCTATCGTTAAGAAATTAGATGATATTTCTGAGGACTTTGATGGAATTAGAACTCAATTCCCTCTTAATGTAGAGGGTGGAAGTATTACAGCAGCAGATAATCAGATGTTTGTCTTGATTAATGGTGTTGCACAGTCTCCTAGCGTAGCATTCTCAACTTCAGGACCTTCAGTTGTCTTTACTGAAGCACCGAAAGCACCTTCTAGAATTAAGTTTAGAAAGGTTACACTAGCACAAAAGATAATCACAAGACTAACATTTAGTAGTATTGGTGGTATTTTCCCATTACTAGGCAATACAGTTCGTGGTATAGTTTCTGAAGCAACTGCAACTGTAATTGACTCTGGTACTAATTACATTGACGTTATTGATGGAGAAGGAACTTTCCAAATCAATGAAAATGTTCTTAATAGTGCCACAGGATTTAACTCTGTTCTTAGCGATGTTTCTCCTCAAACTTCTAAGACTATCTACGAACAAGGTGAAAGAATTACTAACCTACAAGGTAAGTTTGCTGTTATTGAAGAAAATAACCTAGATGATGGTACTGTTACTAATTTACTTGTTGTTTCTCGTACATCTGGTACTGCTGAGTTTGAAACTGGTGAATTTGATTTAGGATTTAACGATATAATTTATTCAGCACGTTCTAAGATTGCAGCAACTATTCAGTCTATTGCACCTTATCAGGATGAGGTATCTAATCAAATTATTGATACAGTTGATCTATCTCCTTCATCTTCCTTCTTTGGTCTTGTATTCCAGAGGGTTCCTTCAATTACTTTCCCGAACGTTATCCTTGATAATATTTCAGAGACTGTTATTAACCCAACTGAACTTTATACTGAAACAGTTAATAACCAAGACTTCCTAGACTTTGAGAATGTACGTAACCAAGAGGTTAGACTTTATAACCAATCTGGTACTGCATTTGTTGCTGGTGATAAATTACGTCTTAAGAAACTATACTTTGGTAACTCTTCACTAAGAAGGGGACACGATGTACGTACATTTAACGCTGCTGAGGCTCTAACACGTAATGCAAGATTTATTGCAGAAGAATCCGTGGGAGCAATGTTGGCTTTCTACCCCTCCTTTAGCATTCAAACTGGAAGAAACGCAGATTGTGAAGATGATATCGTAGATGCTCTTACTATGATGGCGTGGCAGTTAGAGTTTGATGGTAACTCTGAAGTATTTGATATTGCTAATACTTACGTTCAAGGTGGCGGTGTATATCACGTAGATGGTGAAGTACCTCAAACTGTTTACGCAATGGAACAGGCACGAGATCTAGCGATCAAGTGTATCAATATGGTGACTATTAATACTGTACATACTTCATTACAGCAATGGAAAGATTTAACCGTTACTGGTGAGTATAGTGTTACTGATAACTCTCACGGTGATGCAAGAACAATGATTCTTGCTAACAAGTGGTATATCGCTCACGAAGCATTGTACTATGCTAAACAGCAGAATCCTGGTTATACAGTATCTGGTGGAGATGAGCATTGTCTTTCTGATATTGTTGATGTTCTAGAAGCATTAGGATATAACACTGCTCACGGTGGTAATGACTTTGTATATGAAGCAACTGATAGAATTCTTCATTATGGTGTTACTTCTGGAGACAGAGATACCATCGTAAATGCGATGACTAAAGCCAGAGATATGGCAATCGCTGTTATGAGAAATACTGCTGTTGCAAAACAAGATACTTCACACGGTTGGACACAGTTTACTGATGCAACTCTAACTGCATCACTTGAAAGTCCACTTTGTGCAACAGTTGAGGCAACAATAACCACGTTGATGAATTTACTGATTAATGCCCTCGGTACTACTGCATCACCTGGTACAAGAGCAGCATTCTTAGCTGGTCAAACTAGAACAGAACCAAGTACAGCACTATTATCAGTTCCTGATGCTAATGCTTGTGTAAACCAGACATCTGCTATTACAAACTACTTCAGAATAATTACTGATACATTACAGGATCCTACAGGTGCTGATAAAGTAACTTATCCTTGGTCTACAAGTAACTTACAAAGAGTTGCACCTCCATACTCATTTGTTGACACTGAAAATCTTAAATCTATTAAGCACGCTTATAAAGATAAGTCATCTGGTGGATTCTTCGTCTTTGGTGAGACAGTTACAGGTATCACATCTGGAAACACTGCTGAGATCATCGGTTCCAATGCAGGTAATAAGTGGATCTATACTAAGAACCCAACTGGTGCATTTACTGCTGGAGAATACATTACTAATAGTCTCTTAACTAATACTAATGTAGTTGTAGATAACTTAGATTATGCTGTTGGTACTGGATCATTAGAATTTAACGGTAGTGCATACTTAACATATCCTGCAACTGAAAATGTTGCTTTTGGAGATGGTGCTGGTGCTGCTGGTGACTTTACTATTGAATTATGGGTCAAGGTTACTGCTGTTAATACTAACCAAGTTCTTATTGACTTTAGAACTGCTGCTGGTTCTACAACCGAAGCATACTTAATCATTGTTAATAACACTGTTCGTTGGAACACAGGTAATGTTGATAGAATTACATCGTCTGCTAGTTTACAAGCAAATACTTGGACACATATCGCTGTAACACGTAACTCTGGTCTAACTAGACTATTTGTTGGTGGTTCAAAAGAAGGTGTTGATTATACAGACGCTACAAACTATGGCAATATGCCAGTTAAGATTGGTGCGAACGTTGCTGGTTCTCTACCAATGACAGGTCATATTGAAAACTTGATGATTAAGAAAGGGATTGCTGAATACAGTTCTAGCTTTACTCCAAGTGCAACATATGATTCTGGAGACTTACGTCTAACATTTGGATTTGATGGTGAAGCACCTATTCCTCTTATTAAAGGTGAAATTTATGCTACATTCCAACAAACAATAACATCTCAATGTTCTGCTGATGGTGTAGAACTATGGCGTGATGAGATTATGACTGAAGAGATTGATCTTGCTCGTGATACTTATAGAGATTGTGCAGATATAATTGAGAAGAATAAGTATTGGATTGCTGAGGAAGCTATCGGAAGAATGAAGGCGAAGTATCCTGACTTTATCATTCCTGGTGATACTGGTATATCTGATCAAGGTACTAAGACTTGTTTAAGAGATACTTACGAATATATTATACCTGCTATCGTTGCTGATCTTAAATACGGTGGTAACTATAATACTATTGTTGCAGGTAGAGGATATCTTGCTAACCAACAAGGTCAGTTAGCACACGTTAATGGAGAACTTCTCCAGTCCATCTATGCTTGGAGAGAAGTTGGTAAGTTATGTAATACTGTTATCACTGCTAACGCTGATGATCTAACTGGTGTATATACAACTCGTATTCGTGTTCCTAATTACTTTGCATCACCAGCCTCCAGTACAATCACTACTTACATTAGTGATATTATGGATGATCTTCTTGATGTTCTAGGTCCTACAGGTCACAGATATAGAGACGGTGCTGATCTATTGTACTTTAATAGAAAGGCAATCGCTGAAGAAACAGTGATGTGGTTGGAAGAAAAATACAACATAATGATTGGGTTTAATACCGCAGATAAACTCACTATACCTGGTGGATCTGTAGGTACCAATAAGTGTATTCGTGACTTGAGAGACCACATTATACCTGCGATCTCAGGAGATTTACTTACTGGTGGTAATGCTAATATTCAAGGAATTATAGATTCTTATTTAAGTTCATCTGATAATATTTCTTACGTTGAGACAGAACTACTACCAATGCTTGATGCTATTGGTTATGCTAAGTGGTTAATGGAGAAAGCATTACAGAACTGTTTAGTTGGTAGATCTGAAAACGTCGCTAATATTACAGGTATGACTCCACTGACTATAGATGATCTATTCCAGTTGCAGTATACAGACATTCCAGTATTCCGTAAAGAAGTTTCTGCTGATGACAACTTTGCAGAGCAACCTCTTGATCCTCAGATATATGCAGGATCACAACGTGCTTTAGATGCTGCTGATCTAATCAATACTAATAAGAGAGCGATTGCTGAGGAAGCAGTTGACTTAACAATCAAAACAGAAGCATTCAAACATTATGGATTTAGAGTTCCTGGTGGAAAGGTTAATTGTGAAGATGATATTGTTGATATTCTAGAAGGTGTTGTTCACGATCTTAGATTTAACTCTAACTCTAAGACTTACGATGCTGCATTATTGTATCTTGATTCTGAGAATGGATTGAAGCACGTTAAAGATCAACCTGCTGAAACACTCTTTGCTATGAAGATGGCAAGAGATATGACAGTTCTCGCGATTCAGAACCGTCTTGGATTTAAACCATATGCAACATATGCTCCAGCTGGCGGTGGTGCTACTGGTGGAGAGGGCTTTGCTGGCGGTGGTGCTATTGTAGAACCACGTGATACTTACTACGAAAACGCTTCTGGTAACAAGGCATATAATGCTGCTGATGAGATTAGAAATAACTTAAGATTCATTGCTACCACTGCTGTTGGACGTGCTGTACAGCAGTATCCTTCACTAGCATTTGGTGGATATGGTTATCAGTCTTGTGTTGATGACTGTGTTGATATTCTAGAGTCATTAGTATTCAACTTATCACACGGTGGTAATAACAAGATGTGGTATGCCACTGAGTTTTATATCACTGATGCTAATGCTATTCAACACGTCAATAACCAAGCAGCTGAAGTTAAGTACGTATTCGAACAAGCACGTGACCTTGCTATTGCAGTAATGAGACAGCAGTTGATCACAACTAACGGTTATACCGAAGGTGATGCGATCTATGATCTTGATATTACTATTGACCAAGCAAGTGGAACTGCTAAACATACACCATCAAATGCAACTTATAATCCTAATACTGGAGACTTAGTTCTTACTATCACTGGTTCTCATTCAATTACTACAAGTGATACTCTTAGAATTGATACTAATTCATTAGTCTTTACTTGTGATCAAGATGATCATCAAACTTTACACCCATATCCAAGAGCAACTGATCCTGCTGCATTAGCAATTCTTCCTATTACTGCTGTAAGTGGACAGGATATTACAGTCAATGTTGGTATAACACAGAGAATTAACTTTGATGCAAAGGATTCTACTTATGATCCTGAGACAGGTCTATTAACTCTTGATATTGGATCACACAATCTAAGAATTGGTCAATCACTTAAGATTCTACAAGATGAACTACTATTCCGTTGTTCACAGGATAATTACAGAACTATTCATAAGTATCCTCGTATTACTGACCCAGTAGTTGATAAAGCAATTGATATTGAAGCTGTCGGGACTACATTCCATACTGCTACATTTGCTTCTTGGAGACCTGACAGTGCGTTCTTAAGTATTACTATTCCTAATCACGGATTCAAGAATGGTGACAGAGTTAGAATCTCTAATCATTCTATGACATTCACTTGTTCTATGGATCAGCATTATAGTAAGAAGACTTATCCAAGACTTTCTGATGCTGCAAGTGGATTATTCCTACCAATTTCTAATGTAACTAGAAACAATTTTGATGTGAACATTGGTAAGAGTCCTATCAAATACTTCACACCATCTCAAGCAAACTACAACCCAACTACAGGTGCACTAGAACTTATTCTTGGAAACCACGGTTTGACTGCTGGTACTCACATCAAGATAGCAGATAACTCTCTAACATTCACTTGTGATGAGGACGATAACGCTACTTATCACACATACCCAAGAACACAGACTGTACAGGTTACTCCAACAGATGCTTCTTACAATCCTGTTAATGGTCACCTAACAGTTACTGTTGCTAATCACGACTTTAAGGTTGGTGAGTTTGTTAAGGTTGCTGAAAATGGAATCGTGATGACTTGTGATATGGACGGAAATGCTTCTGAGCATCCATATCCACGTAAGAAGGATCCAGCATATGATTCTTGGATGGAAATTGCAGCAATATCTACAAACACATTTACATTTAAGGTTGGAGAATCTCCTCAAATAAGTTTCACACCGACAGATGCGGTTTACACCCCTACTACTGGTGATATGAAACTCACTATTGGTACTCACAATCTACAAGCTGGTACTGCATTGAAGATTGAAGAAAGTGGAATCGTATTCAGTTGTGCACAAGATAATCACGCTACAGAGCATCCTTATCCACGTAGTACTATTCTTACTGCTCCTAATATTTCCAACGCTATGTATGATCCAGCGGCTGGTTTATTAACAGTAACAACTGCTGCTGTTCACGGCTTCACAGATGGCGATAAAGTTAAGTTTGCTGATAATGCTATTACATTCACTTGCTCAATGGATAGTAATGCAACAAATCATCCATATCCAAGATCAACTGACCCTGCATCTGGTAAGTGGTTAGAAGTTGATGTAACTAGCACAACTGAGTTTACTTGTAACGTAGGTAGGACACCTAGTGTTGTATTCGATCCTTCAATGGTCGTTTATGATCCTTCTACAGGTATTATGGTTATGACCATTGGTGCTCACGACTTAACAGTTGGAACATCTGTAAGAATCGCTAATAATTCAATTACATTTAAGTGTGCTCAAGATAACTACGCTACTGATCACTCTTATCCTCGTTCTACTGACCCATTCTATGATACTTCTTGCCCAATCACTGCTGTTACTGACACCACAATTTCAGTACAAGTTCTAAGTACAGTTCCATCTACAAACGTAACTGCTCATACTTGGCAACCACCTGCTAAGTTGACACCAACTAATGCAACTTACAACCCAAGTACAGGGGTTATGGAAGTTACTGTTGCTAATCACGGTTTAATGAATGGTGAGCACATCAGAATCGATGAAAATGCTTTCACATTCACTTGTAATCAAGATAGTAATGCTACTAACCACGCATATCCAAGATCAACTGACCCTGCATACCATCAGTTCTTACCAGTTTCTAACGTAACTCAGAATACATTCCAAGTTACTGTTCTTGCTGTAACACCTTCTACTAATACTACAACTCACGCATTTGTAAGTGCTGTTTCTGATAGCATTACTAGAGGTGTTGTGAGAAGCGGTGGTATTTACACTCACGCATTTGTAAGTGCTGTTGCTGGATCTCTTTCATATAAGAAAGACCAAGCATTTGATTCTTCAGTTACTATTAAGCACGAAGGTACTCCTTTAACTCCTACAGGTGCTTCTTATAGTGGAACTACTGGTATTTGTCAGATTACTAGCAACAATCACGGATTAATTGATGGTGATTATGTCAAACTAAGAGATGGTGCATTGACATTTACTTGTGCTGAGGATAGCAATGCAACAAACCATCCTTATCCAAGACACACTGATTTAGCATCTAATAAGTGGTTAAAAGTAACTAACGTCACTCAGAATACTTTTGACATTCAAGTACTATTCTCTATCCCATCTACTAACCAAACTGCTCATTTATTTGTTTCTGGTTTAACTGATGGAATCGTTAAGAAGGACGATACAATTACTGTTAATGTTGGTGCAACTACTGCTGGTAACTACGAGCATAAGTTCTTATATGCAGAACCTGCTGCAATCAAGACTGGTGGTAATTACAACCACGTATTTAAGTCAGCGTTGCCATATTCTATTACTAAGTCTAAGGATCCATCATACAGTAATGTATTGACAATCGATGGTGCAACTTCAACTTCAATCACAGTTAATGTTCTTCCAGCAGTACCTTCTACTAACGAAACATCTCATACATTTATTTCTGCTTCCAATAATGCTATTACTACTGGTGGTCAGTATGTTCATAAGTTTATTGAAGCACAACCTGATGGTATTGAATTAGAATCTGGATCAATTACAGTTAATGTTGGTACAACACCTGCTGTATTCTATAGTGTTGCTGATGCAATCTATGATGGTGAAACAGGTGATATGGAACTTATGGTTGGTGCACACGAACTTCTTGAAGGAACAAGTATCAAGATTCACGATAATGCATTGACATTTACTTGTGATATGGATGATCACGCTTCTGAGCACGTTTATCCTCGTTTAACTGACCCTGCTGCAAACACTGCTTTAGTAATGAAGGAAGCAGGTTCCACTTCTCATACTGTTACTGATGCATCTTACAATACTATAACTGGTGATATGACCTGTACCCTTAATGGTCACGGTCTAAAAACCTCAAGAACACTCTCTCCAACCTTTGCTAAGTTTGATCCTACAACAGGTGATATGGAAATATATTCAGTTAATCACGGTATTACTGATGGAGAAAGTGTCAAACTTGCTGATGGTGCTGTTACATTTAGATGTGCTAAAGATCAATTCAGTTCAACTCATCCATATCCAAGATCAAGCGATCCTGCATCTGATCAATTCCTAGTTGTTAAACACGCTTCTCAAAATAGATTTACAGTTAACGTTGGTACTGGAGAAACTGGTGGTGCTATCTCTGACCAGAGTGAGCATAGATTCCAAGCATCAGTTCCTAATAGTATTACTGTTGCTCCTAATATGGTTAAGTTTGATCAGGATGCTATTACATTCACTTGTACTAAAGATAGTAATGCTACTAACCACGCATACCCAAGAGCAGATGATCCTGTAGCTGGACATTGGATTCCAATTAAGGCAGTAACTACAAACACATTTACTGTTAATGTTGGTGTTTCAACTGCTGCTGGAAACTATCCTCACACATTCGTCAGTGCAACTACTGGTGGAATGAAACTACAAACTGGATGGGTTAAGGTTAACGTTGGTTCTACACCTTCTACTGGGTTTGATCCTGCCACTGCGAGTTTCAACGCAATCACAGGTATTATGACTCTTGGTTTGGGTAATCATTACTTCAATAGATTTGATAATATTAGAGTACAACCTGAGTCATTAATATTCACTTGTGGTTTAGATAACAATGCAACGAATCATCCATATCCTCGTTCTACTCTCATCGAATCTACTCCTAGTGATGTAGATTATAATCCTTCTACTGGATACTTAACTATCACACAGAATAATCACGGATTCTCTAATGGTGATTTTGTAAGATTCAAGGAAAACGCATTCACATTTACTTGTGATATGAACGGTAATGCTGATAATCATTCATATCCTCGTACAACTGATCCAGTTTATGATAAGTGGGTTACAGTTGAGAGTGTTCAAGCAAATACCTTTAATGTATTTGTAGGTAAGACACCTACTACTGGATTTGAACCATATGCTGTAGATTATAATCCTTCTACTGGATTGATGAAGATGACTATTGGTGAGCATAAGTTTACTACAAGTCAGAGCATTCGCATCGCTGCGATGTCATTGAACTTCCGTTGTGATCAGGATGGTCAAGCTACAGACCACTTATATCCAAGATCTACTGACCCTCTATATCAAACTTCAGTACCTATCTCTGCTGTTGACGATACAAGTATTACTATACAAACTCTTGCATCTGCACCTTCAACTAATATAACCACTCACGTTTGGCAACCTCAAGTTGGTATTACTCCTACTGGTATTGATTATGATCCTGTGACTGGAATGATGACAGTTACTTGTTCTAATCACGGATATAACGAAGGAGATATGGTTAAGTTTGCTGAGAACGGAATTACATTTACTTGTGATAAAGATAGTCACGTTTCTGATCACCCATACCCACGTAAGACAGACCCTGCTTGGGATAAGTGGTTACCAATTGAAACTGTAACTGGTACAACATTCAGAGTTAAAGTTCTTGACAATGTTCCTTCCACTAATATTTCTACTCATACATTTAAATCTGCTGTTGCTAATTGTATAACAAGAGCAACTGTTAGAGGTGGTGGTGTTTACAATCATACTACTGTGTCTATTGCTTCTAATAGTATGGAGCATAAGAGAGATCCATTCTATCAGAGAGGAATCAACATTGATCAGGTTGAAGAGACAACTCATACAGTAACCAATGCTTCATACAGTCCATCATCAGGTGTGATGAGACTTACAATACCTAATCATAATTTCACTGCTTCCACATCTCATACTGTAACTGATGCTCTTTATACACCTGCTGACAGTATGTTGAGATTGACTATTGCAGGTCACGGATTCAAGGAAGGTGACAGAATTAGAATCGCTGATAATTCTATTACATTTACTTGTGATCAAGATAGTAATACTACTAATCATTCATATCCAAGATCAACTGATCCTGGTAGTGGTGCTTGGTTAGTTGCAACTAAGGTAAGTACAAATCATTTCCACGTTAATGTTGGTAACTTCTTTGGTAGAGGTCCGATTTCTAATCAGACAACTCACTCATTTGTATCTGCAACTGCTAATGGTGTAGAGAAAGCAAATGATAAAATCAAGATGGCAGAAAACTCAGTTACATTTACTTGTGCTAAAGATGATAATGAAACTCTCCATCCATATCCTAGACAAAATGATCCTGCATACAACGAATATCTACCTATTTCTGATGTAACTACTCACGAGTTTGATGTATTTGTTGGTCGTGCAAACTTAGATCAGACTGTTCATCAGTTCTACTCTGCAACAGATAACGGAGTTACACATCCTACTGGAAATATTACAATCAACGTTGGTATTTCTTCTAACACTACAACTCACAACTACGTTACCACTACTACAACTTACGATATAACTGGAGCGACCTACAGCCCAACTACAGGTGTAATGACGCTGACCATTCCTAATCATAAGATGTATGTGGGTGAGTACATTTATCTTGCTGATGGTGCTGTTACCTTTAGTCAAGGTGCTTTACCAAATTCAAATGATGAAGTAAGTGGAAGAATGATTCGTGTACAAGGTGTAATTTCTGATAACCGCATTCTTATTGTTTACGGAACTAATAGTAATACTGCATCTTGGTCATATCAATCTGCTACTGCTGGTGCAGTTACTAAACCTAAGATTCTTGGTGGTGGTGTTTACAATCACAAGTATGTTAGTTCTACTGGTATGGCAGTTCGTGGTGGTGGACATTATACTCACCAATTCGAAGGTCCTGCTAAGACAACTGTTACTGACGCTGCATACAATCCTACTTCAGGTGTTATGACTGTTACAGTTCCTAACCACGGTTGGGAAACTGGAGATGGTGTTATTATCGATGACGATTCTATCGTATTCACTTGCACACAAGATAGTGGTGCTACTGAACATCCATATCCAAGATCAAAGGATCCTGTAAGTCGTCAGATTCTTACAATTTCAAATGTAACTACTAACACATTTGATGTACAGGTTCTAGCAACCACACCTTCTACAAACACAACTACTCATACATTTGTAAGAGCAACTAAGCACGGTATCAGAAGAGCTGCTATTCACACTGGTGGTGCTTATAATCACATCTTTGTTAGTTCTACAAATGATTCTCTAACATCATATGTTGGTGGTGGTGCTGCTCGTTGTCAAAACGAAGCATCTGCTATTACTACATTAATGAATATTCCTATCAATCTATTTGGTAGTGGATCAGCTAATCCAAATACTTACATAAGTGGTATTACTAGAACTCTACCGAAGGAGTGGCCACTAACAGGTGAACGTGCAATTCAACGTGATATTTCAATCACATATGATAGTGGATCTGGTGACTGTGCAACTGAAGCATCTACAATTAGTACATTATTTGGATACTTAATTAATGTTATTGACACTGCTTCTAAAGGAAATGGTAACTACTTTACTAACCAATCAATAACAAGAAACGCACCTGCTCAAACTAATACACTTCTTGCTGGTGGTGGTATTTGCTATAACGTAGTTTCTGCTATGTCAACATTGGCAGACTTGTTAGAAGATACTCTTGGACAAGCTCCTGAAATGTATCGTCAAACTGCAAGACTACTATTATTGAATGACACATACGTCAGACGTGAATCATATTATAAGACAGTACAAACTTACGCAGGTTATAACGGTGACGAAGATTTCGGTGATTCAGTACGTAAAGCATTTATTTATGACTTACTCACAGACGGTAATATTGCAACAATCGACTTAGTTAATAGTTGGTTTGATGCCGAGGGTAATTTCATCGCGTATCCTGGCATCTTCAGGACACAATTAATCTTCCACGCAGACGCTGTTAAAGAAATGTGTGTCAAGATTATTAAACAGAAAGCAGATAATCCTGGTGGATATAACCAAGAGATTCCTTATGAGAATAAGGAGTATCGTCCTACTGAGACTGCTGAACACAAATTACATCAACTATATCATATAATTGACGTTGCACTTAACCGTTCTACATTCCCATCAATTTACTTGAAGTTTAACTTTGATGTTGGTGCTCAGGTTAATCAGAATGGTTCACTTGATGCTCCTGATGGACACAACTTCGAAGCATATGATCGTGTAACTTATACAGTTCTTGGTACTGCTATTGAAGAATTAGATCGTACAACTTATATCATTCACCCAGACACATCAGAGAATCTAATCTGGTTGGCAGAAGAGATTGATGGTGAGAAACTTACCGTACTATCTCCAGGCACACCTGGTCAGACTCACCAATTATCTGTATCTGATGAGACTGGTATCAATAGAGTTCCTACAACTTACGGTACACGTAATGTTCCTACACCTATTACTGGTGGTATCAATACTGCTGATATATTCTTCGGTGAAACTTCAGGTGCATATGGTGAAGTTATTAGAATCCAAGACAACTTAGCAGATATTCTATACGCTGTTAAGTGGATGCCACTCACACGTACAAGTGATCCTGAGACATTTGTTAACGGTGAAGAAGTTGTTAAGACTGGTGCTACTGGTAACAAAGGAACTATCCTCGCTACAGACAATGCAACATATGTGAAGATTATTATTACTGGTGGAAACATTCAATCTGGTGATGCAATCGAGGGATCTACCTCTGGTGCTACAGGTAATATTGGATCTGATATTCACGATCGCTTATTGATCAACATCAAGCAAGGTGATTTCATTGCTACTGATATACTTTATGCTAAGAATGCTACAAGTAAGGCAGAAGCATTGATAGTACGTAATAACGATGGTGCTCTACTTGATAACCAATCTGGACGTGTCACATTTGACATTGAATCTGTTAAAGGTCAATTCAATAGTGGCGATGTTATCTACGGTTCTGTTACTGATCAAATCATCGAGATTGAAGGATTTAATATCCTTCCTGGATTTGGAGAATATATTCACTCAACATTCATAACAAGATTTGAATATGCATCATTAGTTACTGACTTCGGTGTTGATGATACCTTTAAGGTTGGTGATACATTACAATTACAGAACGCTGGACAATCTGTAGGACATACATTTATTGTTACTGAACACGATGCAGACAATAATTACGTATACCTTGCAAATGAAGAAGGTAGATACGTAGGTATTGGTGAAGATTTAACTGTAATCCAAGGTGATACTGCATATCAACTTGCTAAGATTCCACCTGGATCTAACTTCCCAAGCGTTACAACTTCTGCAATAACTACAGTAAATATTTCAAACACAACTGCTTATGGAAAGATTGAAAAAATTGAACAAATCGGTCTACGTGCGATCATTCACCTTGGTGATACTTCTGGAACATTCGTTAAGAACGCTCAAATCATCGGTGATTATGGATTCAGAGGTGCTTGTTCAGTTGCTAAGACTTTACGTGGACGTGTTAGAAGGTACTTCAGAGGATTCGATGGAGAAACTAAGAACTTCAAGTTAACACAAACAAACGGTACTGCATACTTCCCAGATCCAGCAGGTCATATGATGATCTTCGTGAACGGTATTCTACAACCACCAGGCGGTAGTAACGCATTCACTGCATTCTCTGACAACATTCAATTCACTGAAGCACCTGCAATTAACTCTACCTTCCACGGTGTGTACGTAGGTAAGTTAAGACAGTTGGATGACATCTCATTCGACTTCGATTCATTACGTAACTCATTCAACTTGAAGTTA